AATTGCAAAGCACCATATCGCTTGCCAGTTACAGCGTCACCAGCTTCAAGTACATCACTTCCTGCTGTCGAAAATTCTAATGCGTTATTACGTGATCTCATATTATCGTGTTTGTCTATTTAAATGGGTTGATATGGTAGAGCCGACTAGGTTGTTATTAGCAATCATGCCAGCTCGCTCTAGTTCAGAAAATAATAAGTCCTCACCATTCTGTTCCTCGACCAATGCCTTGTCAGTCTGGCCATCCATACGAAGAAAGTCTGCATAAGCAGTGTGAGCTATGTATTGGAAAAATTCAGCAGGTACACTTTCTGTGCTAGCAGTGTATCCGCTTGATGTAGTAAATGGGCTAAATGTTTTCTTGTAGGTTACGAATACTGTGTCACTGTCAGTAGTCGATCCATTGATGATCTGTGCTCCAGCTCCAGTAATAAAAAACGTGTACTGTAAGGTTGACTGATTGTACAGTGGACGCTTTCGATGGATAGAAATGAACTCTCCAATGTCGTCCTTGCTCGCTTCGGTGTACGGCACAATTTGATTTGCAATTGTTCGTTCCTCTCCGACAACTAAATATCTAGCCCAATTATTAGTCGTCTGATATGCTTCAAAGAATCTACGGTTAATTAGATTAGCAATGTCGTCTTGCTCGCTACCAGCAAATGATCCAATACCACAAAGCGATTGGATTAACTTAAATAAATCTCCGTAGGTTCTGTTTTGCATTATATTTTATTGGCACACATATGAGGGAATCGCTTATTGTAGTCCTGCAAAAATCCCTTAGAATGCACTTCATCGTGTCCATACTTAGACGTTAGGCGGAAGAACTCTCTGGCTGGCATTGAAGCTACCTTCTTACCAAGCGATGCGTGTGTTGCTCCTTTAGTCTTGCTTACATCAGCAGCAATAGCTTTTACACGTTGAGCTTCAGTCTTTCTTTCTAAAGCAAATCCGTTCTTGATCTCCTGCATTAAGGCTCGATCAATCTCACCGTCTGAGTATTTCTTAAAAGTTGGAATAATAATATCCATAATAAAAAGGGAGGGGAGATTGAACTCCCCGTCCCTGAGAATTATTTGATCTAGCTGATTGCGTCGATCTTGCCGTGAGCGCCTGGGTGCTTGCAGATAAGTGTCAATGCACAATCTACGAATCCACGCTCACCACCACCAAGGTTAGGATTGCGCTGAGTTCCCATTGGGATAAGCTCTCCGATTCCAAGATACTCTGGATTCAAGATAAATCCAACGTCCTTATCAGTAGAATTAGGCGAGCAGTCAGGGTTCATGTTCACGATGGAGATGATACCATGATCAGACTGATACAAATCAACTCGGTTGTTGATCGTAGTCTCACCATCGCTCATATTGACTCGACGAGAATCATTTACTCCAGTGTTGATGATACGGGAATAGTCGCTAATGTGACGACGTAGAGCAGTATCAGCAACAAGCATTAAGCTGTTGGATGCACCATTTACTCGGAAGGTAGAAGTAATCAAATCATTTAGCGAAGTCTCACTAAAAGGAGTTGCAGTTGCTTCTGCTTGAGTATAGATGCTGTCAGCGGGTGTGCGATATGCAGCAGGAACGTCCGAAGGGCCAGCCGAGTCAATCCAGTCACCTAATCCACGAAGCTTGTAAGGATTTGTACCATCCTCTGATTGGCGGTCATTGCTAGATAGGAGTGTTGCTTCGATGTCACGTTTGATTTCACGAGATGCTTTAGCTTCTGCTTGAGCAATCTTAGCAGGGCCAACCGAATCAACAGCTTCCTGCAAGTCGGATACCATGTAATCACGGCGAAACTTTTGCACGTAGTTGCCGATACGAGCACGAGAAGCAAACTTATCAGTGTAAGAAGTAACGTCATCGCCTTCACCGATACCTGTGGTAACGGGAGCAGCTAGGCCGTCAACAGTCCACTCGAAGAAAGTAGAAGATACCTTCTCTTTATTTAGTGTAGAGAGAACAGGAGTTTCCTCAGGAGCGAAGATTGTAAGAATGTCGCTAAGACCTTCACGGTTACTGACAGCAGAGCCAGTATTAGTTGTATCGTATGTATTTGAAAATGCCATAATAAATTATTGTCTTGAATGAGATAGAGTTCTTAATTTCACGAAATCATCAATTGATCCAGATGAACTAAAACTATTTGATAGTTCTTTGATTGCTTTTGCTCGTTTAGATTCAGACTTTTCGGATTTTGCTACCGAAGGAACTCCAGATGTAGGTGGGTCAAGTTTGATTGATCCCTTCTTTTCTACTACCTGCTTCTTGCCATAAAGACTATTTGCTGCATGAGCCATTAGGAAATCCAATTGAGCTGCAACGGCAGGATTAATTTTCCTAATCTGGTCTTTAGTTTCTTTGTAGCGATCATCGCTAACCATTCCTTCGTATTGCTGTCGAACGTCATTGTCGTTACCACTAAGCCAAGGTAGCTGTTCTTTAGCTTGGGCTGCAAAGTTTGCCTCTGCTTGCTTAGCTGCTTCTACTGCTTGGACTTTACCTAGTTGATCTGGTAGGAACTTGCTCTTAGCTTTTTTAGCTTGAATGAGATGTTTACGGACTTCGGCTTTGGTCATTTCCTTGCCGTCAATCTCCGTAACTACATCATCAGCCCCATAACCATCGCTCTGAAAAAGAATATCATCAGCCCATTCTACAATGTCGTTGATCTCCTTAGCTTTTTCTTGGAGTTTTTCGACTGTATCTAGCGACTCAAAGGGATTATTCTCTACCTTCTCTGCGCTATCCAATGGATTGGACTTATCTTTTAGTTGAGCTTCAAGTAAAGCTACACGTTCCTCTGCTGCTTTGCGCTTGGCTGTTAATTCACCAAACCTAGCAACAGCTCGACTACCAAACTTTTGGGATAATTCCTTTAGTTCGGCTTCCGACATACTGTCTAAATCTAACTGAGAAAGAACATCATCAGAACTTTCAACTTCTGGTTCCTCGGTTACAGCTTCCTCGGCAATTTCTTCCGACTCTACTTCAACTTCTGGTTCCTGAGTTTCAGCAACTTCCTCAACTTCTTCTTTGGGCTGTTCCTCTTCTTGAGGTTGCCCTAGTCGAAACTTCATGAAGCCTGCATCTGACATATTTCCGCTTGGATTTTGTACTGCTCCAGCGTCAGCAGTTGTGATTTCGTTATTCATAATTTGTCCACTCATTTACGCTTGAGCGTTAGCGATGTTGGGAGTATAGCACAAAAATTACTTTTGGCTGAAATGCCTTGCACGTAGCTCATCCCACCTAGCTACCCTAAGTATCTCGTCACAAGCTACAGCCTCTCCTGATAGCTGCATAACGCTACTATCGCTCTTGTCTCTCATGTGGCGAATAGCTTCTTCTCGCATTTGATAAATATAGGCTACAAACTCAGCAAATGCCTCGTAGTTATGTAGCTGTTTAATTGATTCTTCTTGTTCCATATTATACTGGCATACCTCCCATTTGTGCAGGAGCTGTACCCATTCTTCCTATTTGTGCGTTTTGATTTTGTTGTATTTGAAATGTGTACTGGCCAGCATACTTTTCTATGCGAGCCTTAAACGCTTCATCGCTTTGCATACGCTGTGCAATATCTGGTTGCTGCACATATCCTTGAATTACTTGCAATGCAATCTGTGCTCCAGCAGGTCGTGCATTTGCTTCGATGCCTGAGAAGATTCGAGTCAAGTCCTCAGTCACATCGTCAACCACTTGCTTTTGAGATGATTCAACCGACTGAATGATAGAGTCAGCCATGACAGGATCAATACTAGCCGCTGCTATATCAAGCAGATTGTCCACATTCATTCGACCATTTACATTCAGTTGATTTAATTGCACGAACTGACGCAACTTATTTTCAACATTCTCAGGGTCATTGTTCAACACATCAAAGTTAATCATGATGTCGAAGTCCTCATCGGGGTTACCCTTTGTCATTACTTGAGGATCTGGCACACCAGTTACACGGAAGAATGTTTCGTCTGGGCCAAACCGCTGGTAGCACTTGAATGCCATCCGAATGACTTTGGCTGTATGCGACAAGAACTTGTCTACTAGGAACTGCTGACGGATACGACCTGCATTAGATTCGTCTAATCCCGTAAGTTTATCTGCTAGATCAAGTAACGTATTTTCAATCTCAAGAGAACCAGCATTAAACTGTGGAGCTGGTGCAAATCCAATGTCACCTTTTCGACGCTCAGGAATAAAACGTCCAGGCCCCCAATCAGTGGGACGTTGGCCAAATGGGTGCGTGATAGGTGGCAATGTAGCCATCGAGTTGCGATCAATCCGAGAATCACGCTCAACCTTAACTTGATTCTGTACACCACGAATTAGATGCGGGATCGTCTGAATCTCGTATAATTGCTTGCTGTCATCCGATAGCTTAGTAACTACAACTGGATAGTCATCGTACCCATTCATTAGTTCAAACTTAGCATATCCCTGCGTGGACTCATCTCCAGTAAACTCACGATGGAAGATTGTGCAATAGATACCCTCAGCTCCATCTTCTTCGCTAATCAATCGCTGATAACCGTAACAAACCTCAATCAAATCTTCCGCTTGATTGATCGTGTGGTGTCTATTTACAGATGAGATTGCTCCATTCGATCCGTCAATGGCTTCTACATTTACACCTCGATACTTGTCAATTAGGTGATCGACAAAGCCCTCGTCCCATCCTTCGGTTCCCACTTTGTTTTCTAATTCTTGGGCAGTATAGTAAGTACGCCAGAAACAGTATGGTGCTCTCTGTGGGTCACTAACGTAGTTCGGGAAGAAAAATTCCCCATCGGGAGACAAGGTTTTAACTTGAGGTGCGTCTACTTTTCTGCGCTTCAACGGCAACTCTGCTACAAAGTTCTTACGCAAATCTTTAATCGCTTTCTTAGCTTGCTTATTAGTAACACCTTCAAAGACCTGCTGTATTAACGCAACCAGCTCGTCATCAGCCTCACCGCCTTGAATTGCCTCAGCCACAT